GATAGCAACAATCCAGCTGTTTACAGTTGGCAACTGGTGCAGGGGCCACAAGGACCAACAGGAGCAACTGGGCCTCAAGGAGCGCGAGGTCCACAAGGACCACAGGGCCCTCAAGGCGTTCAAGGTGTTCCCGGAAGCAAGGATGTGCCATACACATACATTCAGTTGGGCACGCCCGCTAGTCCCAAGAAAGGTGATTTGTGGTGGCATGGAACAACGCTCAACGATGCCACAGCATTACAGTATTACAATGGATCAACTTGGATGGACCAAAGTATCCAGCAAGCGGTTCTTAGCATCAAAAAACTACAATCAATTGAGATTGACAGTGCGACCATCAATTCTCCAATGATAAATGTGCCCTTCACTCATGCTTCTATTGAAGGCGGCGGTGTCAAGTCAACGGGTAAATTAACTTTAAACGGAACTTCATACTCTATTGACGGAAATATTGAAGATTACAATGGTAATCCAAATGGTCAAAATTACCATACTGAGTTAAACCCTGATGGCTTACTGTCATACATTACGCAGACAGATGGTACAACGAAGATGAATATTAGCAGAGTCGCAATGGGCACTCTTGAGTTGGAACACTTAGTTAGTGGACTGGGAACAAGTGCAACCTATATCACGAGCAGCCTTGACGCAAGAAAAATCTATCAGCTGAATAACGTCTCAAACCCTTTGTGGAAAGGGGTTTCGCTTCTTGGCTGGTCTGGCGATGCTCAGTCTGTAACCCCTTCAAAGAAGATTACGGATTGTCTGAATGGCTGGAAACTAGTCTGGGGTGCATATTCAAATGGATCATTTACTGGCACAGGTATCAGCGAAAGCGAGATCTCAAAAACGAGTGTGCTTCAATACCCGGGGGCTGGACGAATATTGAGCATCATGAATTATGCCAATGCCAACTGTTCGAAGTACGTTTATGCATTCACCGACCACATTGCTGGTAACACGAAGAATTCGGATGGTGCTGCTGGCAATCTAGTGTTAGTTGGCGTTTATGAATATTAGGAGTGGTAGATATGAAAGTAAGACTTGATACACAAGCGGATGGCTTCATTTATGCATGGGGGACCGACTACACAAGTGACAATGTGGTTGCTATAGACGAGAATGAACTCAAAAAGATTGTCGCAGGTGCTTCTAAGCTGGTTGATGGCAAAATTGTTGTTGATCAGCAGCGAGTTACTGATCTTTATCCGGCTAATGTAATGCCAACACCGACACCTGAACATCAGATGATCGCTGCATTGTATGCCCGCATGGCAAAGATTGAGGATGGTGGAAAAAATGAGTGACTTTGAAATTTGCAGTATGCTCCATTCTTGGGGGTGCCCGATAGAACAATACGTAGGCCATCAAATAACTGAGGATCAATACAAGCAAATTACAGGCAATGACTATGTCGCCAGCAAAAGCTAGCGGCTATTTTTGTGGAAGGAAGTGATGACAATGCTAAATAAAATCAGAGATCACCCGACACACACAGCACTCGCCATTGGCATGGTTGCCATTGGCTTTTTTTTGATTATACAAGACCATTATTTCATTTTGCCTGGCCCCCACATTATTCTGACTGGTTAAACGATGACATTGTGGGGTTTTTGTTTGTCATTGATGGACTCGGGATTGGGGGTTGGGTGCTATGGGAAACACAGTTAGCGATGACCAATCGTCTGTTGCTTACGACTACCAGCTTTTTAATGTCGTTCTTGACAATGTTGCAATTTCTGACCTCAATATCAACTGGAATCTACTCAAGTTGGATCAGCAATGCAATCATAACAGCCTTCGTGCTGATTGTGGCGCGAGGGAGTGCCAGCCGTGACAGCAGCGATAACTAAAATTATTGTCAGTTCTGCTCCATACATTGCCGGTATTGCTTCAGCTCTCATCGCTTTTATGACTTACCGCGAGGGTAAACGGAAGAACAAGCATGATGAGCTTGAGGATATGAATGACAGATTACGCGCAGACAATGACCGTTTGAGACGTGAGAATGAGCGTCTCAGAAAGGAAAATAATCATGAATAATTGGACAGATCTTGTAGTATCACTTGCAGTAGCGGCAGTCCCGATCATTGGGGCTTGGATCTCAAAACAGCTGCTGGCTAACAAACAGGCATTAACTTTGGTAAAGGTATTAGGCCCATTGGCAAACGCAGCCGTAACAGCAGCAGAACAGCTTGGTGTGACACAGGCGATTGACGGTGCGGTCAAGAAATCGACTGCCATTCAAGCTGTGAAAGACGGCTTAAAATCACTTGGTTTCACCAGCACAGACGAGCAGACAATTGCCAATGCGGTTGAGAAAGCTTATGCGGATTTGAAAGACAGCCTAGCAGAAACCTATCCACAAAAGACAGTTGATCAGGAAGCATCTAATCAAGATAAGGTAGCTGCCGCAGCTCAGGCGGCCGCAGATGCAGTTAAGGCTCAACTGGCACCAGCGTCTGTTGCTCCAGTAGCTAGTGAGGAGGCAAAATAGTATGAGTTATACCATCAACAAAGAATTTGCTTTGGGTGCAAATGAAGGCTCATCGCAATTAGCTAATCGACTTTACATTATCCTACATGATGTAGGTGCAGAATCTGGCGCGCGTGCAAATGCCGCTTACTTCAAAAACAATATTGCTGCTGAAATTGCTTATACGGCATTTGTTGTAGGCGATGGCGGACAGGTTTATCAAGTCGGTGAACCCGGTTATGTTCAGTGGGGCGCTGGGACAGTGGCAAATGCTAACAGCCCGGTCCAAATTGAATTGGGTCATACTAGTGATCCCGAAACTTTCAAAAAGGATTATGCCGTCTATATCGAGCTTGCACGTGATATGGCTGCTAAATATGGCATTCCGACTAGTTTGGACGCTGGCGGTGCTGTAACGCCGGGCATCAAGTCTCATTTGTGGGTAACGCAGCATATTTGGGGTGACCACACTGATCCGTATGGGTATCTAGCACGTTGGGGCATTACAAAGGAGAAGCTGGCGGCAGATCTGGCTAATGGCACAACTACTGTCAATCCGTCCCCGAGTGCACCAGCGGCAGAAAGTTTGCGGCCACCAGCAATTGTAGCTGGCAATGTCAACGCGACCTACGCTCTGCACTTGCTCGGTGGCAGTTGGCTTGATGAGGTTACTAATTTTGGCTCCGGTGACAACGGTTTTGCTGGTATGCCTAATCATCAGCACGATCTGCTATATATTCGCGTTGATCATGGTAGCGTTAAGTATCGTGTTCACACAGTCAAGAGTGGTTGGCTGCCTTGGGTAACCAAAGGTGATCGCACTGATACGGTGAACGGCTGCGCCGGTATTGCTGGTGAAGCGATTGATGGAGTCCAGATCATCTTTCTTACTCCTGCTGGTGAGCCATACCAGCAAGCGTATTACCGTAGTCAGACGACACAACGGGCTGGCTGGCTCGGCGTTGTGTGTGATGATGGCACGAGTTTGCCACAGTACACAGACACATACGCCGGCATGTTTGGAGAACCGCTTGATCGTTTGCAGATTGGAGTAGCAAATGGCAATCCGTATTGACACATCGTCTCTTGAACAGTTAAAGAATGATGCTGATATTAATCAATCCCAGCCTTTTCCACTTGATCCAGAAACCGTGACGGCCGGGATCCAGTCTCTGCTAAGCAACCCTGAAATTTACAAGGCAGTCAAAATGCTTTCAAAGGTCTAATCTACCCTGGCGAAAGCCTGTATATCAGGTAACAAAAATGCCTCCTACCAGCAATGGCGGGAGGCTTATTTTTGTGTACTAAATATGCACAAAATGTGGTTTCCTACTATTATATATGCGTTTGTTTTCGCACTTACTCTCCGTTGTCTTGCATTCGGATGTAGCTACATAAGAAGCCTCAAAACGCTGTTAATTCGGTGTTTTGAGGCTTTTTTGAACATCAAATAAAATTTGACTGTGCCTGATATGATTAGTAGCATGAGTGGGGATTTAAAGG